AGAGCTACGGCAACCCAGATCAAGATTTCAGCGGCATCGCCGCGATGTGGACCGGACTCCTCAACACCCGGCTCACCAGCCCCATCACCGCAGAGGACGTTCCCCTGATGATGACGGCCTTAAAGCTTCGGAGACAGGCACATAAGCCGAAGGACGACAATTTGATTGACGCGCACGGGTATCTCCTGTGCCTTCAATGGATGCAGACGGGCAAAAGGCCCGTCGTAGGAAACCAAAACCAAACAGAGAAAGCAGCACACAATGAAGATTAAAAGACCAGCCCTCTACAGCCCGGTGGCGATGGCCGCCTACTTCCTTGGACGGGCCGAAACGCATCGGCTGAACTCCCGATACGAAACTCGGGACCAATTCCGGCAGGGGGCCCGGCAGATGATGAGGGAAAACGCTCTGCGAGCCGTCTACTGGATGCGCCAGATCGGAGGTGCGTCTTGAGCCCCGATCAAAAGATCGACCAAGTGATGATCACCATCGCAGTCGCCAATGGGGATGACTGGATGAAATACCCAAGAAACACCATTGTTCGCACAATGCATCCCGTCACGCTCCGGGAGCTGAAGCCGGAATGCGAGTTGGCATTCAAGAAGACCATCGAACTGATGTGCAAGGAGGTGGAGTTGTGAGCCCGCTCAACGAGCACAAGGATATGATCGCCATCACAGCCTACTACCGCCGCGAGGCGGAACTAAAGGCTCAGGTGGACGACCTCCAACGGCAATTGGACAACGCCCGCACGGGCTGGTTGTGCGAAACCTGTGATGGGCGGGAGTGTGAGGGCCAGCGGCAGAGCGAGTTGATGTTCGCGGAAAACGAGTCCCTGCGTGAAAAAATAGACGACTGGGAGAATGCGGTAGCGCACGCCCTAGATCATCGACCCGACGAGCAACATTGCACGTGTGTGGCTCCCTTAGTCGGGAAGGTGAAACAACTGGAGCGCGAGAACGCCGCGCTGCGGGCCGCAATCAACGCCGCACGAAAGGAGCAGCCGTGAACGATCCAATGCACGATAAAGAACATATGTTTACTATGCACGGTGCGTTTACTCAGCAAAGCGAAGGCTTGAGTCTTTTTAAAATGCCCGCCGAGAAGTGGGAGTGGGTAATCTTCGGAGATCCCGCGCTTATCATTGTTAGGCTGCGAGGAGATGTGTCGTGGTGGCGCAGAATGACTACCAAACTTTTGTTTGGATCAACGTGGAGGAAACTGTCTTGAACGCCAAACTCGTATCCATCACCCAGCCCTGCGCCGACCTCATTCAGCAGGGCATCCTCACCGCAGACGACCTTATCGCCTACTGCGCGAGAGTGTCGAATCCCAGCAATCAGCTCAACACGGAGACGGCTCCTCGCCTCCTTGCCTACTGCATCCGTCACGGGCATTGGTCGGTCTTTGAGACTGCCTCGATGACCGTGGAGGTCGAGACTAGCCGGGCGATTGCCGCCCAGCTTCTCAGGCACAGGAGCTTCACGTTCCAAGAGTTCAGCCAGAGGTACGCAGCCAGCAGCGAGTCCGAGCCCATCGAGCTACGCAGGCAAGACCTAAAGAACCGTCAAGCATCAGGAGATCCCCACGAAGACCTCGATCTGGGCTGGGAGGCGCAGGAGGCGGTGAGCACAATCTTCGGCGTCTATAAGCGCCTGATTGCGGAGGGTGTGAGCAAGGAGACTGCCCGGATGGTGCTGCCTCTCTGCACCCGCACCCGGATGTACGTCACCGGCAATGTCAGGTCGTGGATCCACTACTTCGACCAACGCTGTGCAGAACATACCCAAAAGGAGCACCGCGAGCTAGCCTGCCTGATCCGTGAAATCTTCTCTAAACAATTCCCGAATGTCCATAACGCCATTAACCGACAAAGCACAACTTGATGTCCTTCAATGCGGACGCCCGGCCAAAGTGAAGGCCGAGTTCGCCGCCAAACTAGAGAAAAAGATATATGCCCTCACCGACTTCATCCGCGACCCCGCAGTCCTCCAGCATCTCAACGCTGATCAAATCGCCCGGCTCGACTCTATCCTTACGGATACGGTTTGAGAACGCGATGAGGGCGGGGATGACCCTCAAGCAATTGAAGGACGCATTCCCGGAGGTTGACCCGAAGAACCTCGCCCAGCGCATCACCACGATGGGCTACCAGCGCCACTACCTGACCAACGAAGAGTTTAAACACATTCTAAACCGCAGAAAGATACAAAATGAAACTCCCGCACAATGAGGAAGCTGAGAGGATTGTCCTCTCGGTCGTAATGAACGAGGGTCCATCGGCCCTCCTAAAAGCTCTGGACTACAAGGTCACAGAGGCTTGGTTCTACAACCAGTTTGCCAAGGTGATCTGGAAACAGGTCAACGAGGCCCACATCCGGGGGATTGGACTGGAGCCGCACATCATTTGCGCGGAGCTGAAGAAGACCGACCCAGAACTCAAGCGATGCGGAGGGCTGGCTAACTTTTCCGACATCTCAGGAGCCTCGCCTACGCCTCTGGCGTTCGTTTATAGCCTAGATGCCCTACGTGACCTGTATCAGGCCCGCGAACTGGCTGTGGTGGCCTCTGAGACGACGCAAATGGCCCTAGCGGGCAAGCCACAGGTAGACGAGTTTGTGGCTAAGATCTCCAAAGTTCTGGCGATCCGAAACCAGACGGCTACTCAGGTGTCGCTAAAAGACGCTGCCTCACAGGTAATGGCAGACCTCGCCAAGCTTCTCTCGGGGGAGGCTGAACAGACAGGGATGACTTGGCCTTGGCCGGATATGACCAAGGAATTGGGGGCTGCAACTGGCGGGGAGCTGATCGTCATCGCTGCCCGTCCGGGTGTCGGTAAGAGTTCGATGGCCCGCGACATCTGCCGCCACTTTGCGTCCCGATATGGCGACACGCTCCTCTTTTCGCGTGAGATGCCAGTCAAGAAGGTGTGTAAGGGTTTGGCCGGAATGATGTCGGGCGTCTCCGTCCGTGCCATTGAGTCCCGGCAAGCCAATCCCTACCAGATCAAGGCATTTGAGAACGCCCTAAAGGACATCGAGACGAACCTGTCGAAGCGGCTGCACATCTTCGACTCGGATCGGAACCCCGCCCAGATCGCCGCCCGCATCGAAGCGTGCAAAGCGTTTATGTCGGTGAAGGCTGTGGTGATCGACTACCTCCAGCTCTACGTGCCGCCGCACGGGAAGGGAGAGACGCGGGACATTGCTATCGGACAGACGACCCTAGCCTTTAAGGACTTGGCCGTGTCGATGGGCATCCCCGTCATCCTGCTGGCTCAGGTGAGCCGGGAGGTAGAACGCGAGAACCGCATTCCCCGCCTCTCAGACCTACGAGAGTCGGGCAACATCGAGCAGGACGCGGATAGAGTCATATTCATCCATCTGCCCACCGAGAACTCCGAGGGCGGCACGCAAACCCTCAACGATCAGACCGTCCAGAACCTAGAGGTGGAGATCGTCCAAGCGAAGGGCCGCGACAACGGCTGCGCCAGCATCAGGATGGTCTTCAACCGCCCCACCACGAAGTTCCAGCAACTCGCACGATGAACGGCAAAGGAGATTCACCCCGAAATAATCACTCGGAAGCCTTTCGTACTGGCTGGGATATGGTTTTCGGCAAAGAAAAGGCTTCCCTTCCACCGAAGAATCCACCACAAGAGAGGCGAGATAAAGATGATAAAAATGAAACTCACACGAAACGACTACGAGACGCAGCTCGCTAAAGCTGCGCTAGTCATCAGCGGTTTTATTAACCGCTTCGAAGAGCCGACCTGCCAAGAGCAGGCTGAGGTTGTTGAGATGGCACTACTTTGGATGCAGGAAACCAACGAAATGATGGAGGATACAAATGAAAACATCGGACAAAATTGACCTAATTAGCGCAGCCCTTCTGGTCGCTCAACGCGAAGTGGCTAATGCGTCTAAGGACGCCAAGAACCCGCACTTCAAGAACTCCTATGCCAGCTTAGGATCGGTGATTGAGGCCACCAAGGCCCCGCTGAACAAGGCTGGGATCGTAGTCCTCCAGACCCTCGGAGACGGCGGGGATCGGGTGCATCTGACCACCCGTCTCCTGCACACCTCCGGGCAATGGATCGAGGACACGGCTAGCTCCCCGCTGCCCAAGGCTGACCCGCAGGGAGTGGGCTCTGCGACCACCTATCTCCGCCGCTACGCCCTCGCCGCCTTCCTCTGCATCACGCAGGAGGACGACGATGGCGAGGCTGCTCGTCCAGCCAACCCTGTCATCAAGACCTACGTTCCCAAGCAGGTGAACAAGGACGACCCGTTCTGATGAAACGCAAGAAGGCCAAGAAGCCGAGTCTCGCGGATTACACGCAAATCCACGTTCCTTGGAAGGTCTGGTCGATTGATGCCAAGACCGGCAAGCAGTCCGAAATCAGCTTTGAAGAGTACCAGAAACGCGAGATTGTCCGCCTCAGTAAAGAGGTGCACGACCTGAGTGCACGCAATGCGAAGCTTCGTGAGCTTTTAGGAGTTTGATCCGTAACCCAAACCAAAACCAACAATAATATGACCTACGACAACACCAATAAGGGCGTTCTTTTCCGCGACACCAACAAGGAGGAGGGCTCCAACAAGCCGGACTACACCGGCAAGCTCAACGTCAACGGCAAGGACTATCGCCTCGCCGGGTGGCTCAAGGAGGGCAAGACTGGCGGCAAGTTCCTGTCCCTGTCCATCAGCGAGCCCCGTCCCACCAATAAGCCGTCCTCCACGGACGAACTCTGATGCATTGGTACACCACGGAAGGCGCGGCTGCACACACGCAGCCAACCAAGAAAGGGGCCAAGAATCCCTTCCGGGCCACCACGATTCGGGACGCGAAGGAGCAAGGGCTCCTTCCGTCCATCACCGGCATCCTGTCGGTCATCGACAACCCAGCCCTCAACCGCTGGAAGATGGGCAAGGTCGCGGAATACTGCTTCCACGCTCCTCCCATCGGAGATGAGGATATGGAGGAATACGTCGCTACTGCCATTTCTAGGGCATTAGACGAGGTTTCGGACGCTGCCGAGCTGGGCACCCGCATCCACGAAGACATCGAGGCGCATCTCAAGGGACAGCCCGCTCCTCACGCTGGGCCGGAACTGGATATGGCGATGAACGCCATCGACAAGGTTCATTCGCTGGGTCTCGAAATCGCGGACTCCGAGTTCACGGTGGTGTCTCACGAGTACGGCTATGCCGGGACTACGGATCTTGCGGTGACCAAGGGTGCGCTGTGCGGGATTCTGGACTTCAAGTCCACCAAGACCACACCCGGAGAGCCCATCACCAGTAAGTTCGGCCACCTGCCCCAGATCGCGGCCTACCACGTTGCGTACTGGTGCAACGGTGGACCCATCAAGGAGAACTCCGTAGGCTACAACGTCTACATCTCCACGACAGAACCCGGACGTATCGAGGTCGTTGAATACTCAGCCGCTGAGATGCGCGAGGCGTTCGAACTGTTCTGCTCCGCAGCCCAAATCTGGAGGTACAAGAATGGCTACGATCCCCGCCGGTCTTAGTGTGGGCGATTGGCAGAACATCCGTAAGTGCGTAGCAGTACGTGCCGGGATGACCCAAGCCTTCAACCCCCAGACTGCCAAACAGCTCTGGAAACTCCACGACAAACTTGCGACGTTCACCTCTCCGAAAA